TTTCCTGTTTTGTTTGAGATGAAAACAAAAGGTGTTAGAGTAGATTTAGAAAAAGCAAATACAATTAAAGATGATTTATACAAACAAGAAAAGAAACTTCTCGGATCCATTAAAAAACTTTCTGGAGCGGACGTCGAAGTCTGGGCTGCCACCAGTGTGGCAAAGGCGTTTGATAAACTTTCACTGCCGTATGATCGTACTCCAACAGGACAACCAAAGTTTGACAAGAACTTTCTTTCGACACATAGTTCCCCTCTCGCTAAAATGGTTGTGGAATGTCGTGAGATCAATAAAGCGAGAACCACGTTCATTGAAAGTATCACCAAGCATTCGTACCGAGGCAGGATACATGCTGAAATACATCAGATGCGATCGGACCAAGGAGGAACAGTAACAGGTAGGTTTAGTTATAGTAATCCGAACTTACAGCAAATACCAGCACGGCACGGGATTCTCGGCCCACTGATCAGAAGTATATTTATACCTGAAAAAGATTGTGAGTGGGGTATCTTTGATTACTCGCAGCAAGAACCACGGCTCGTCGTTCACTACGCTAATAAAAATGGTTTTCCAGGTGCAGGAAAGTTTTTAGATTCATATCAAAAAGACAACAATACAGACTTTCATACTATGGTTTCAGAAATAGCTGACATACCTCGTAAGCAGGCTAAAACAATTAATTTAGGGCTATTTTATGGCATGGGTAAGGGTAAACTGATGTCAGAACTTGGTGTTAATATAGAAGAAGCTACAGAACTATTACAAAGTTACCATGAAAGAGTGCCTTTTGTAAAAAAATTAACGTATGATACTCAAGGCATAGCTAGTAAAAATGGATTTTTAACCACTATTCAAGGTCGTCGTTGTCGTTTTGATTTATGGGAATCAGAACTAGAATGGGGAAAGAAAGCATTACCTGAAGAAGAAGCTGAAAGAGAGTACGGTAAAAAAACAATGAAACGTGCCTGGACATACAAAGCATTAAATAAACTAATACAAGGATCTGCAGCAGATCAGATAAAGACTGCTATGGTTCATTTACATAGAGAAGGGTATGTATCTCATATACAAGTACATGATGAACTTGACTTTTCTGTTGCAAGCGATGCAGATAAGGCTAAGATTAAAGAGATTATGGAAACCTGTCTACCTAAACTCGAAGTCCCAAGTAAAGTCGACGTAGAATGCGGTGACAACTGGGGCGATGCAGGTGACTAAAGTATTTATATTAGTGGTAAGTTTGTGGGGTTATAATGGTGACACTTGGGTGTACACTGGTAATCAGATGGTGCTCAAAGAACCAATGCCCAAGGAACAATGTGAAGTAATCGCGGCCAACTGGCAAAAGTTTGAGATGAATAAGTATTTTCGTTTTTCTATAGAATGTATTGAAGATATTAGAAAAGAAACTTGACACTCCCATTAAATTAGATTAAAGACTTATTTAAATGAGAATGGTGCAACATTCTCGGAGTATGGCCGAATAACTGTAACAAGGTAGTAAGGCATGATCTTCACAAGGTATGGTCGCATGACTGAGGGTGTGAGGGTTAGTACTGAAGTAGTAGTTAAGCTAGGACAGTTTGACTTGTCGCGAAAAGGTTGGGGGTAGTCAAAGAATCCCCCTACTCACTTAAAGAAAGGAATAAAATGAAAAATCTTAAAATATTTGAAACTGAAAAAGTTGTATATGAGATTGAGTATAATGGGAAAAAGGTAGTTCTTTCTCCTCATCAATTATTTAACCAACCATCTTTTCGAGAAGCAGTGATGTCTCAAACAAATGAGATGCCTTTTACTGTTAAACCAGAAGAATGGAGTAATAAAATACAAGAGATGCTTGATAAAGGAGAAAGATATGAGACTTAAAAGAGACTATGAGATGACGTTTAAAGAAGGACTTCGTCTTGGGTTACGTTTGACACGAGCAAAAGCTTACATAGAAAATGCACGTGATGCGAAGAGAATGGGTGATAACGAGATGGCAGAATTATATATGGGTTTTGCAAAAGATTGGAATGACCTGGCTCGTAATGCAGGTAGGAAGTTTTGTCCGACCTCGGCTCACGAACCCGAACAACCTGCTTTTGATTTTGGTGACGTTGAGATGCAGGAACATTTATCAAAGTTACCACATCAACTAAAGGAGACAGGATGAATATAAAGAAGTTTAAAAGTGTGGCAGTCGCCATTTACACCTATAAGCTACTGAAGAAGTTAGCTGCTGACGATGATCGATCGGCAGGCATGCAAATAACCTATTTAGTAAAAAAAGAAGCAAAGAAAAGAAACATAGCGCATTAATATGAAAACAGAAACACTGATGCCTAAGTTTGATTCATATAGAAAGTTTAAACCAGAGTGGAAGTATGAAAGAAAGTGTTGCAATGAGTGTAACAAAGAATACATCACAGACAATATGATGGGTGCTAAAAAGGGTAGTTATAACTTTTTTTGGTATTGCATTAGATGCTACAACTTACGAAAACAATTATAGTTTGTGTCACGATTGTGGCGTGTGTGTGGTTATGGACCTCGCACTCGCCCTTTCGGATGTATGTAAATGATTGCACAAAAAACAGAGTGTACAGTCAAGAGTATTGTATTTGGATGTACATGGAGATGAGAAAGGAAGAATCATGGCTAAGAAAAATTCTCTTAGAACTAGGTTATTAAAAGAGTATACTAGATTATCTAAGATAGCGGTACGCGACCCACGGAACTGGAAAGAAGTTGCAAATCGCATGAGATGGGAAAAGATTAGAAAAATATTATGGAGGCGTTATGATTATATGCAGTCATTGTAAAGGTAATGGGTATGTTAAACTTAGATTCGAAGGCGAACAAGTCATTAACCAGTGTAAGGTTTGTGACTCACAAGGGGAAATCGATGAAAATAAGTACTACCACCAAACATGGACAGAGGGCGCTGAAGATTCCATTGCGATCTACTACGGACCGCCCTTGGACCCCGAATCATTCAAAAACTACACGATTTCGGGAGAGTAATCCTGTTGTAAAGTTTAAGGGAGAACCACCCTTTTAGTTGCGTCAAGTATAATTTTATACTATATCTGGTACTTGATAATAATGTTTATTCATGTCCCTGTCTGATTCCGTTAGATGGGGGCATTAAAAGGTTTAATATGGTTGCAAGTTTATTAATTAGAGGAGCAGGATTAGCTATAAAAGGCATTGGTAAAGCTCTCAAAGCTAGTAAAAGAAAAGCTAGACGAAAACGATTAGGTCTTCCTGAAAAAACAACAAGGGAGCAACGTTCAAAAGATAAAGTCAAAGAAGCTGCTTCAAAGTTTGTTAAAAGAAGAAAACAACTGAGGGGTAAATGAGCGATCAAGAGATATTAAAGCAACGAGATTTATTGGACGCGATTCTCGCATCACGGACAACGGACCAATATGAAAGAATAGAAAACATGAAAGTCATGGATTCAATATATTTTAAACAAAATCTACCCGAGAATGTGGTATTATTCCCATTACAAAGGATAAAAAGGTATGTACACTCAACTACCAGAAAGCCCCGTAAGAAAAGTTTATAAGTGCCGTCATTGCGGAGACGTGTCAATTAAGTTCTATGATCCAAAGCAAGACCGCGTGTATACAGCGGAAGAATGGGAAGTAATCATGACTGACGGACGCCAGGCATTAGACAAAGCATTACGATTGGTGAGAGAAGATCCAAAGTTTTTTTCATAAACACCCTTCTCTATAGATGTAATTTATAGTTTTTATTCTTTTATATTTTAATCTGAAAATGAAGTAACTCAAGTAACCAAGTAACAACCCTTATATTACTTACCTTTTTAGGTTACTTTTAGGTTACTTCTATCTTTACAAAAGTAACCTTTTTACTAAAATAACTTGCAAAGCCTAGATTTTTGTAATTATTTCCTGTATATAAAATATAACATCTATTGAAAAGGTGCATTATGGAAGAAGATAATAAAGATATATTGATACCACAACCTATGTCAGACGCATTGTTTGATGAGAAAATAACTCCAAAACAAAGAAAGTTTATATTGTTGCTGGTTCATTCCGAAGGGCTGAAGACTGCAACACAATGTGCAGTTGAGGCTGGATATGCAAAACGAAGTGCTTTTATGGTTGCATCACGACTTCAGAACGTTGATAAATATCCTCATGTGGTGAAGGCTATTGACTCAGAAGTACGAGCTAATGTTGACAGGTATAGGTGTACTCAGGAAAGATCATTATCTACACTAGCCCGCATCAGAGACCAGGCGTCATCTTCAGGTAATTGGAACGCTGCCGTAGCTGCCGAGACCAGGAGAGGACAGATAGCTGGGTTGTATGTTGATAAGAAAGAAATACTTACAGGTACAATCGACTCGATGTCGAGAGAAGAGGTAGAGAAGAAGCTACAGGACTTGAAGGAACAGTACAGTATTGAAACTACGTTTGAGGAAGTTAAAGAATTAGAAAATAAAGCTTGACTATAAAATAGAATGGGACTATATAGGTTTTAGAGCTTTTTGATCCACAATCAAACCGAATAGCTCTCTAGTAGCCGAGCTAGTTCCCTTCGGCAAAAAAAGGAGAAAGTTATGCATGTAGATAAATATGTTGTTAATAATATTGGCACTAAATGGGTCAAAGGTAAAGAAAAGAAGAATGTTATTATAGGCACTATTGATGGCAATTCTATTAATTTAAAAAAGCTAGCACAGTTGTTAGAAGATTGGCATGAGACAGTCAATGGTGAGTATGCTAGTAGAAATATAGAATTAGTTATTAATGTTACAGAGGAGGATTAATGGAAAGCAAAGAAGATTTTATTAGAGAAGTTAGAGAACTATTAAATGCTAATGAGAAGGTTGTTCATGTAGAACTAAACCAGATTGTTGACATGGTGCATGAACTTGCAGAATCATATAGGTATTAGTATGTTAGCGATAATTAGACCAGACTTGTATGAGTATCATGCATTGCCTATGACAGACGAGTTGTTCTGGCGTAGGATAGAGAACTTGAGGCGTGCAGCACTGACTGCTGAGAGCTTTGAGTTTAGGTTGTTGTATTATAATCAAATGATGGAACTGATGAAGAGGTG